ATAATATACAATGTGCAAGTTCCCCACAAGTTGTCAGACAATTCAAAAATAACAATATAAATCGAACGTATGAACCATAAGAGCGTTTATAAATTAAAACATATAATGTTAACAATTTATTTACAATTATGTCATAATGTGTTAACAGTAATACAGTACTATAAAAGAAAAACAAAGACGTCAAGGAAAGACTTGAAGAAGAGGTATCATATGAAAATTAGAAACTTTGAATATTTTGCAAGTAGAGTAGCTAGAAAGTTTGATACAGTAATTCAGAGATCGATATATAATCATAATAGCGTTTGGTTTGCTAACGGAATGTATATGAATTTAGATGGCGAATTTTTATATATTAGTGACTGGTCAAACGGAGTCCCAACAGAAGTCATGTCTTGTTTTGTTTATTGCTATAATACACAAAAAGACTTTTTTCACGACTTAGATTTAATAGTAAGTTGCATCAATACAACAGCTGAAGAAACCGCCAACACAAACGGAGAAGATATCACCGAAAACACAGAACCAGAAGAAACAGAAGAACCAGAAGAACCAGTAAAAGACATTATGGAAGTAAAGCAAGCATTGAATAGCCGTTTTGGAAAAGAACAACCAAATAAGACAATAATTGCAAAAATTGAAGATATCAATTATTGCCCAAATCAAAACACATGCTGTATTGTTTCACCTTTTGTACACTGTGATTATAACTATAAATCAGACGCCTGCATTAAAGCGCATAAGAATTTTATTCATGATTGTGAGCAAGTGCATAAACACTTAAAAGCAATCAACAACCCAGAATGGCATAACGTTAGCCTTGCTACACTTGCCAACATTGATTTTGATATGCTTGACGAAAAGCGGCAGTTATATTTATCCTTATATAGAGAAATTAAAGAGTTGCTAAAGGATTTGCATAATTGTAAATCGGGTCGCTCATACGAAAAACGACTTGCTAAAATGTACAGTAGAAGCGCTGATTTGGTATATGAGAATAAAGTTACATCGGATTATATTAGATATGTAACTAGAAAAGTATCAATGTGTAATGTTGAATGCGGTTTATGGACTTCAGCTAATGAAGTATCAACAGGATACCATAAATCGAGAAGATATAACCAGTTAACAATTAGATATTAATATTATAGCTGACTTAGCGGCTACACGGAGAGAAAGGCGGAAACTATGAATTTATATGAAATTGATTATTATGATAAATTTAGCGACGAAAAGAAAACAGCCACTGCAACAGGTATCACATTATATGATACGGTAAAAGATTTTGTGTATCGTAGAAAAGGCAACGTTCTTATTACAGATATTCGCTTTGTGTTCGTATGATGAATTGTTTTATAGAAAGTGAGGTGCTAACATGAAAAAATATCAGGTATTATTTAAGTATAATCGTAGAACGGTATGTATAGTATGTGTTTTAGCTAATAACGAGAATGAGGCTTCCGCCAAGGCAGAAAATTTAATTATGTTAGATTTACGTAACATTGAATATAATAAAATTGTTATTATATCAGAAAAGTGAGGTAAAGAATATGGATAAATTAACAGAAATGAAAAGATTAAAGCTTATAAGTGAATCACTCGAATGCGAGTTGCATATGCCAAACAGGCATAAAGATATAAAGCGAATGTATGCCTTAATTTCCGATATGGCAATCGCTACCGAAAACAGCGATGATATAAAAGCTCTTATAACAACAAAAACAGCGTTAGATTTTCTTGTAAAGGCGGTGTTAAAATGATTTATTCAATTGTAGTGTGGGGATTCGACACTGATAATGACTATCAGCACGACGGCGACATTATTAGAGCTAAAAGTTTTAAGGAAGCGTTTGAATATACTATTGATTATAGGTGGTCAGGGTGGACTTTTACAAAAATAGAAATCGAGATAGTAAAAGAAAATCAGTATATTATAAAATATCATGATAACTATACTAATGAAAATGCCCTTTTTAGCTGTAAGGCAGATAGTGAACTTGAAGCAAAGATAAAGTTTAGAATTTGTAAAGATTTTGCAGATACTAGACGATACCCAATAATCAGTGTAAAAGGAGTATAACAAAAAGAGGGGCTTGAACCCCTCTTTTCTTAATTCAATGCAATATTAAATTCTACACCATATAACTGTATCTCATCAACATTCGTATAAGTAGTATATCCGCTTCCGCTGATATCAACTAATTGTAAGTAAATGCTACCACTATCTACTTGTGTTGCATCAACAGGATTAATAGTAAGAACCGCCACGCATTGATGATATCCGTTAGCGTCATGAATAACCGCGTTGCAACTACAGATACTTTGCTCATTCACAAAACTTAAATTATGGGTCATAACCTTGGTAGCGGCATTTGTAAAAGTCTTTTTAGGTGTAAAAGCCAAATCAAGGAAGCTAGCAACATGCCTAAAGCTACAATGTGCGTTGGTATTAGTCAACACAACAGGCATTTTGTAGTCATTCAGCGTACAATCAATACCATCAAGCGCGAATTCGCCGCTTCGATTCCATGAAGCATACCCATTCATTGCCTTATAAATCATATCAGCAATTGAATATTGTCCACTTGCATTAGGGTGTATTTTATCACTCGCCAGAACTCCAACCCATCTTAAAGCACTGTCAGCGCCGCTTAAAAACTTAAACTTTCCCCAATGTGTTTCATATAAGCTTTTAATTTCATTATAAGCTTTAACTTTTGCAACAGTAGTAAAACCGATGATAGGGGTTGCAATCCATCCAATGTAAAGTGTCGCGTTTGGTAGCTGCGCCATTAAATCAATTGTATCTTGAATGCCACTTTTGATAAGCGAAGCATCAACAAATTGGTCATTCCAACCGCCCGCAACAACAACATGTTTCACCTGCTTCTTTTGCTTATCAGAAAGACCTGATATTGCTTCTGATAGCAAAGCAGAAAAGTGAGTATTTGCACCGAATCCACTACCACCTGAACTTTTATTAACATAAAAGCTTGCATCACTAAAATACTTTTCATGTAAGATATCGCACCACGGTTTAATCATGCCGTCGGGTGTATACCCTTCGCCGTATGAGTCGCCAATTGTAATGATTCCATAGTCTGTTAACCATGTGTCGATAATATCAGACAATTCGCCGCTTTCCTTTAAAGCATCAAGATAATCGTCAATCGACTGTATATAGTCCAAATTATCAATATAATGTTGAACGTCACTTTGCCATTTGTTCCACTGGGTATAGTATTCATCCCATTTTGTATCAAGATCTTTTACAGTTCCCAGTAGCCAATCAAGATTTAAATTGTGAAAATCTGTATATGGAAAATTTGAAAATGCCATACTATCACCGCCTTCACTTAAATTGGTCACTAGAAATCACAGGGTATTCGTTTCCATCATCACCAGTAACTAAAATTGGATTAAAAGTGCCATTAAAATAGTTTGGGTCTGGAATTTGTCCAAATTTTTCGATGGATAATCTAATATCAGCAATTCTAGAAACATCTTTTATAAGTAATGGTAGTATCGACGGTGATTTACTATTAACTACTGGAAATGTAATATCTTCGCCGCACTCAAGTGGCATATATATTGATAATTCAACGTTGTCTATATAATGAATATAAATGCGTTCGTATGTATAGCCGTCTGCTAACTGAATGTTTGTTCGCCCGTCTGATAGTTCATTAGCGTCAAAATGTATATGAATAAATGAGCCGTGATATTCTTGTGTCATAATAGCATACCCCCTTTTTCCCAACCAAAACCATCAATAACGCCAATAGAAATTGTTTCAAGCTCTTTTCCACAGTGCATGAAAAAACCATGCCCAATGTCAAGTCCTATGTGTCTACCTTTACCGCCAAAAGTTGTATAAAGTAAATCTCCGTCTTTAGTCTTGTCAGGAGTTGTTATATTTGCGCAACTGTTTATGTATGCAGTCGAATACATAAATTTTCCAGTAACAAGATTGATAAAGCCGCTACAGTCAATCACTGTCTTTCCTAAACAGAAAGCCTTGATTTGAGCTTTCTGTTGAGCGGTATACTTTTTAAAATAATTTGGTTCTGCACTCCATAATGCTTCAAAAACCTCATGAGTGCATTTTTGCCCCTTCGCTCCGTAAAGGTAAGCGTACTTGTCACGGTTTTTGTAAAGCTCTCTCGCCTTAGCAATGTAGGCAACATTCTTATCTGGAATATTATATATCATAGCTTAATTCTCCTTTTCTTTTACGATTGTTAACAACTCTGTAATAACTTTTGTATTGTTATTCAGAGCGTCAACCCACTTTGCGCTTTCTTGGTCATGCTTTTCATACCAGCTCTTTCTTTCCGCCCGCTGTCTCACGTCAAGAGCGTTTACGTACCACATCACAGCACCTAAACATACACACGGCACACCAACCATTTGTGCAATTTGCGCGATTGCGTTCATAATTTCCATATCACCACACTCCTATTAAAAGTCTATCTGCATAAAGCTTACACACATCATCAAGAAAATTGTAAGCTTTAACAAGATCAATTTCAGCCTGCATCATTTGTTGGGAAGTTGTAACACCTATATTACCGTGAATTCTTCCATCATGCTTTCCAGTTGTTGTTGATTCATCCACACCATTGGTAACACTTCCATGCGATGTGTCAGTACCGAATGTCTGTGAATCACTTCCGCTATCAGTTGTGTTATCAGTGTTCGCAACCTCTGGAGTTGAAGAATTGAACGCTGCAACCTTATGTGTACTGTCAGAAACTTTTCCAAAAGTCGTTGTTACAGTACCTTTGTTAAACGTTTCTTCAGTATCAACTTTTCCCTTCTGGAAAGTGCCGCCGCCAGTGTCAGTCCAACTTTCCATTCTATCATAGTTTTCGATAGGATTGTATTCAAGCTGTGTTACTTCCCACAAGTGGTCAATAGTCCATTGTAGCGACCGTGCTACACTTGTAACATTCCGTCTTAAATATTTGGGATCTTGGTAAACAGGTGTCAAATCTCCAAATAATAGTAAAAAGTGTTCAATAAGTAAATCTTTTGAAACACCTTTAACATAGATATCATTAAAGATATTATTATCATAGTCATACATAGTCGCTATTGGAAGTATAGTTCTCACGTTGTTCACCCCCTCTATTGTTAGGATATCGCAAACGTGCGCGAATGTCAAGGTTAAAATGTGCGTTAACTTTTTCTAAACATTCGTTAATAGTTTCCACCCACAATTCACACTTTGACATCACTGCGTTTTTGGTTTCTTCCACTTCATCCGTTATCATACGTTCTTTCTTATCAGGGGCTGTATAAATACCAATCTCCATATCAAAAGCATGTTTGAGGTTTTCAACACTTTCTAATGCTGACTTAACTACATTGTAACATTTTTCGATGTCATTGTTAAAGTACTCATACAGGGGTTTTCCTGTTTCCTTATCATACAGTGCTTGATTAATCACAACGGCAAGCTTTCCCGACATTATATCATCAAAAGCAACTTTAAATGTTTCAGCGGTGCTTTTGTTTTTGGCTGTAAAAATAAAACCAAATTTAGCAAGAGCACACGCGACATCATGGTTAGATAAAGTCATGGCAACTCTCTGCGCGTATGAATTTATCAAATCTCCAATACCGCACCAGTCAGGTGTTAATTTTACAATCTCACAATCTTCTCCAATAACTAGATCTCCATTAAAACTAGCGTCAAAAGCTGGGTTAGCAACAACATAGTTAGTTGGTTGATACTGTACATCGAACCCATAAGGGTTTCCATGCTGTGGAATGATACCAAATCTAGCTGTATTCATAACACAAAAGTTTCCTTTTAAAAACAGCAACGGATAAATATAATTTTTCGCCCAGTTTGATGGCATACCATCAAAAATTATAAGACTTTCTGCGCGTTGCAAAAAGTAGCGAAAGTAGGTTGCATAGTCCCATGTATTGTTAATGTGAATCATGTTTGGATTTTGCCGCGATTCATATTCATTTATGATAGGACTTGATATAACTTCTCCAACGTAATAGCCACTATATACAAACGGTTTCATTCTATAAACATACCCCCATTCAAAAAGTTATTTATAACCTCTTTTCCATTCTCAGTTGCAGAACACATTACATCTGCACTTTCGCACTGTAAAAACCCAGATAAACCAGATAAACTAATCTTTTTACAAACTGGATATCCAAAATGTTCATAATCACGGTTTGGTTGATTGGCAAAAATCGCACGTAAAGCTATTACGTTACTTCCTACCATTGTACCACCACTGCCGCCGCTTGTTTCAACAGTTGGGGCGATACTAGAAATACCAGACTCAATTGCAGAAACACCACCTAAAATGTTATGCGTTGCAAACGAAAAAGCGGCATTGATTGCACTTGATACAGTTCCTATTACATTTGTAGAGCGTGAAGAATAACTGACAGGAGCGCCACAGTTTCCTGTCGCTGTGAAAAGAAGTACGCTTCCAGCTTCTACAGTAACAAAAATAGCCCCGTTTATATCGACAGAATATTTTATCATTAGTTCGTCAATATTTGCAAGCTCTTTAGCTGATAATCGCATAGTTCCGATAAAAGGCAATGTTAGAATATAGTAGGTAAAAGGTTCATACAACATGTATCTGTATATCTCACTTTCAGGGTGGTGCTGTATTGCTAAAGATACAGTATGTGTAAATACTTCTCCGGTTCCTACGTCTCTGCCGCTGTAATTTGTAGACACATAGCCAAGTACAATTTGTGTTGGGGTTCCGTCTGCAACATCAAACGGTATCCATGTTGCACTTTGTAAATAGTCTTGTGGTCGAACAATTTCTTTTTGCACATCCGATGGTGTTTCAAGAATTGTGTTTAAACCGTTTAGATAATCAGGCGAATACAAATATTTGGTGACAGCTTTAAACGTTGCAGGATGTAAAGACAAAAAAGAATTTTCGCCATTACCTATAATACAACATAAAATCGAGCCTGTTGTTGAAGTTGGTAAAGTTGCAGTTGTCTGTGAAATAGTTGGCTGTGATGTCGTTGGAAACATTGTGTCTATCAAGTATCTGTTAAAATTTGCAACATTAGAGGATCTTGTTACATACATAGCGTTACTTAATATCTCATCTTTGTAGCTTGCCAAATAATCACAAGTGCATGAAATCTCATAAGTTGATTCTACATATGTAACATCATTGATAAAATAATATCTGCCAAAAGTTTCACAGTATGCAGCATTCCAATCAAAAGGAGAAACACCTTGCAAAATGAACGTTGGATTTTCTACCGATGTGCCGCTTTTAAGTACACATGATACCCCGTCTGTCAACGTCGGGATTTTCGTACTATTTACTCGTTTGTCAGATTTTCCGAATTTAACTTCAAATGCCATGGCTACCCCCTTCAAGAAAAGGGGCTTGAAGCCCCTTTGTTTAATCAAGTAAAATTAAAATTGCGTTTTCTGTAAAATCAACTGGAGTTTTAAAGGTGTAATGATTCCAACCGTTTCTATATCCAAAACGTGCATTTAATGGTTCTGTTGCACTCCATTGATCGACAGGAACAATTCCCAGTGTGTCAATATCCATCATAAGTCCCAGAACGTTTTCGACAGTCTTGTTTGTAAGTGTAAACTTACTTGTACCGTCTGCTTTTACACCTTCCGCACTACCCTTGATGGTCATTGGATTCTCAGGATCGGTCCAGAAAGTAACTTTTTCATAGTCGCCAAGCTCTGCCTTTTCTGGATGGAAAAACTCAGATCCATTTGCTTCAAAATAGTTACCAAATTTGGACACAAGGTAAAAGCGTAAGTCACTAGCGTCTGTGTGTCGATTTACAACTTTTCCTGTGAAATCACCATGAAAACGTGTTCCGCGAATAGCAAGGTTTTCTTTTAAGGTTTTCATCTCTGCGGAAAGCCAAACCATAAACGGTCTGAAGTCAGCTGGGTTCATGATTGTTTTTGCTGTCATTGCGAGCCCCGTTTCAGCGTTATATTTTGTTAACGCATGAAATACTTGTGTTTTCTTACACATGTTTCCTGTAGTCGGTTCTGCACTGCCAGCATCCGCCAGGATAAGCGCCAGGTTTGCCAGCTGTGCGCGTGCGATATTCTCCAGATCAATCTCATAAATATTTGAAAATTCAGTCATTAACATGGAGAAGTAAGACGCTACTCCTGCTTCTGAATCAAACGCGGCATTGATCTGATTCTTATAAATAGTATACTTTCTTGCGAAACTCTGACCACCACTTGCAATTGTAAGAAGTACATCATACTTTACTGGCTTTGTTCCTGCTTTCCAGTCTTGACTTGCTTCTGGTTTAGCAAGCTCAACATTTATGTTCCATTCATCATTGTCAAGGTTGGAATCGTTAACGATCGGAGTAAACTTACGAATATAGTTTCCGTATCTTTCTGTATCCCAAACCATACCAGAAAGTTTTCTAGAATATGGACGAATTGAAAAAATTGTCTTTGCCAGAACTGTAGGAATAATCTGGTAAAGGTTGTCGTCTTCTCGATCAAGACCCATTTTAAAAGTATTCTGCATTTGTCCAAAACTTAAGTTTTGTCCAGTTTTTCTACCTGTGTATTCTTCATACATGGTATTGAGAATCGCTGAAATTTGTGTATAATTTAAACTAGCCATAGTCTACCCCCTTTAGAAAAATTTACTAATATCTGTCTTGTCGTTTGTACCGCCATAATTAGTCTTTCCATTTGCAATCTGTTGCGCTTTTACAAGCGCGGCGGCAAACTTGTCATAGTCAAACGAATTATCTGTCTTCTGTTCTTTCTTCTCATCTGTCTTCTCATCTGTCTTCTCATCTGTCTTCTCATCTGTCTTCTGTTCTTTCTTCTCATCCGTATGTCTTTTGAGCTTTTCGTCAATCGCTGTAATTTCATCTTTACTGTAGCCTGCATTTACAAGCTTTAAAATCTCATCAATTTTCATGTTTTAACCTTCTTTCTTTATTTGTTGACAGCTGTAAACAGAATCGAACTGTTACCTTGTGATTCAAAGTCACATGCGCTAACCATCTACGCTATACAGCAGTAATAGGCGGTCTGTCTGTCGTCCCCGACCTGCACACGCTGGCTAGCGTTTGGATAGTGCAACCGCCTATTTATTATATAACATTTTTTATATTGTTTGTCAATTACAACTTTATAGAATATCATACCATGATACACAATCAAAAGATGCTAAAAAATCGCACTGTGTTTCATAGTCTGAAAATGTTATGTCACCACTAATAAACATTGGTTTTAGATACTTTTTACTTCTTGTTTGCCACCTCTCTAATGATGATGGAGAAGCATCAAAAACATCATCACAATGCGAACGCATCGGTTTAGTCACGTAAAATTTAAAGTCTGATTTATGTAGCCACACAGAAAACAAAGGTGTTTTCATATCGTGCGTATACTCTTTTAAGTTTTGATGTCGTATTCTATCATCTTCCAAATCCATAAATTCGTTATCAAGTTCCATTTTTGCTCGTCCTTTTGGAAGATTTCTATAAAAAGCGTTTTGTCTCTTTTTCTCTGAAATAGGAGATTTAAACGGAATTATAAGTGTTGTTTCGCACCTATCCACCTGTGTGATTTCAGTTCTTTCTTTTACTGCTTTGTAACAGTCAGGTATAAGGCGGTATCCAATTAAAATATTAGACATAATTGCGTTAGAGTTCCCAAAAAACCATGTTCTTATTTTTTCCGTTTCTGAATCAGGGCGGTTTCTGAATAGCACTTCCATAATATTTTTATATGCCTGAAACTCGTTTTTTATAGGGCGGTCGCCTTTTTGCGGTATAAACTCATCAAAAATTACATCATAAAATCTTGTAAAATCTATACCAGTTTTGTTTTGAAAAGTAGACAGCGAAACACCTACTATAAATGGTTTATCATTTTGCAAGTCATCGTCTGTCAGATACGCTTTACCGTATCCTTTTTTGTCATTATATTTCAAACGAATATCTTTTCCAAACCAATCAGTTTTTACAAAATCGCCTATGGTTGAAAAACTATTTTCAAGTGCAATATTTGTTCTGCGAACATATAAAATAGGTAAGTGTCCGTCATTCCAGATATCACAGATTAAATGTGATTTTCCAATACCTCTACCCCCTATTATATTAATATAACGTTGTCCAACGTCACAAATGTATTTGTAATTCAAATACCCGTTTTCTTTATATAAACTCATATTATCACCTCTTTAACTTAAAAAGGGAAGTCAAATTTGACTTCCCTTTTTTGATGCGAACAACTTGTTTTCCATCCCAACCACACCCTACCATTATAAATTAAACAAGCTCAAAGTTCATATAAGTTCTACCCGCTTTGCTCTGAGAGCGTGTCAGTTTAAACTGTAAATTGTAAGTGTCCATAAAATGGAAAGCACTTTCCGCTGTCTTGATAACAGTTGGGCTTGATGTAGCTATTGTTACAACTTCGCCTGTCTCAATGTTGGTATGATAGAAAATAGCTACTTCCTTATCATCATCTGTTGCATATCTCACATAATCAGTGACATTTACAATTGTCTCATCTGGCAAATTTTTCATTAACAAATGATTGTCATTCGCCATCTTAAACATTTCTTTCTTGTCAAATTCTCTTGATTGCAATTCAATTTTCATTTTCGTTATCCTCTTTTCTTTTATTAAGGGTTCTTTCCCTTACAAGTATATAATAACTTATTTACAAAAGTTTTGCAAATAAAACGTTATTTACTCAACTATTTCATCAACTATGGTATAATTTCTGATTTGGTCGTCTGATAGACCTATTTCATAATCGCGTGCTATCATACAACTATAGCCTGTATACTCGGTTATTGCTTCTTTGCCTTGATAATCTTTAACTTTTACTTTTGTGATGGTATCGCTATCATTGTACCATATCTGAAAACCACCGCTATTTTTAATCTTAAAACCATCTCTAAAGTTATCAAGGGTTTTTATCACTTCGACACCTCTTGATTTTTTGACCCCAGATATTGTACAGCCAAAATATGTTTTATCCTTTGTTTCTTTATAAGCGTTAAAACAATACTTCTTCGCTCCTAAAGTTTTAAAATCTTTGTATTCTGGTTCATATCTATTTTCAGATTTTACATCGCTTTCGCAATCAAAATATCCGATATAATATTTTTTGCCGTCAATGTCGACAAAACTATTAGTTTTTTCGCAAAGCTCATATATCCAATTATTTAGTTCTGTCAATTTGTCAAATTTAAAATTAGTTGCTTTGCAACTGTCTGTATCACAGTAAATATATGAACTTTCCGCACATGCTAAAATCCTACGCAAGTGTTTTCTCGCATGTGCTGTTGTATATACCCCCCAAACATAAGGCAAAACGCTTTTTTCGCTTTGCTCCTCAATGCTTTTTTCATCTGGTATTGAAAAGCCGCTTGCATCAACCTTTTCTTTATATGCAATATCATTTTCATACATTGAGTACGAAAATTCTTGCCATTCGTTTTCTAAATACAACATAATAGGGTGGATAGGATCTGTAGCCGCCATGCCATAAATGCCATTTAATTTATTTTTTGCCTTCATCAAGTCGTACTCCGCTTCTTCTCTCTCTTTACTATTTGGCGCAGTGTGCTTTACAGCAATTTTAAGTTTTGTTTTTGCGGTAAAATATTCCATAATTACACTTCTTACATCATCTGGAATATATCCATACCGTGCAGTATATAGGGTATCTTCTATAATTTCAACGCTGTCAAAATCGTAACATTCTTCTATTATGGAAAAGTCTATATCTGTCACTGTTGTTTCTAGCTCTGTCGCTTTCCACACTCTGCCGTTGTCAGGGTCTACCCCTTGCAAATTACGGCATTTGCTTATAGATAGATACGGATTGTATTGATCTTCTTTAAGTCTTACGTTTGTAAGTTTTATTTGCGCTATCCATGCAAGCTCTTTACTTTTTATGTATTTTAAACATTTTGATGTTACTGGCATTTTTGTAAAAGCTGTCATTGGAAACTGCATCAAAAGAAGCATAGCAGGATACATACTACTTGCATCAAAACTATAAACATCATGATATATTTTTGCGCACTTTATCATGTTTGCGTGAGTATCGCCGCCGCGAAAAGCTTCCTTTAAAAGTGTGTATGTTTTGTCGGTTAAAGCTAGCTTTTTCTTTAGAAGTCTGGTGGTAGTTCCTTTTCGTATAGCTCTTTTCATGTCACGCCTCACATAAGATGTACTTGTGAGTGGTACTGTTGCTATTGTATCGCCATCTTTTGTGAGCATGTATGTTATTGCTTCCCACAATCCTAATGTATCATTAATTATATATCCCCACTCTATAGGATTGATATAGCTTTCGTTGTGTCTGATTAACGAATAGTCTAAGTCACCTTTTGCTTTTATGTGTTGACATCCAGCCATTTTCTTGGTAAAGTTATCAAGTGACATATTCGTGAGCTTATAACTACACCTCAGTTCAATACCACGTTTCTTTAATCGCCAGACAAGCGGTTTACGTTTACCAGTTGCGAACACTTCGCTATAATCGTTTAGATATCCAATCAAAAAGGAAAATTCGAAAGGAAGATTGTGAACGTAAATTACAAAATAGCGTGACTCATTAGTTTTATAGTATTCTTGTATTTTATCAAGTAAAGCAATAAAGTCTTTCCAGTATCTACCCTGCACTTCTTCACCGTCAATACAAGCCGACCACACATACATAAAAGCGTCAATAGGTTTTGTCACTTCTTCGCCTTGGTCATCTTTTTCAATTCGAGTACGTGAAGTGGTTTCAATATCAAATGTTCCAAATTGATCAATATAATACGGGCTGTCTTTCTTTTTGCCTAACGGTTTATGCAGAGAAAAGCCGCGTGACGGCACATAGTCCGTCACTGACTTTACTTCTATATTATCATATTTATTTGATCTATTCAAACATTGAACTATCATAATTTATAACTCCTGTCTTATGGTTCTTGGTTTTGGCTTTGCTCGGTTGCCCTTATATAGTTTGTTTGCCGCTTTAAATTCTCTTGCTTTATCTTTCCATGATAGAGAACTATTTTGTATAATCGCCACTCGAAACTCCGCTTGATCTTTTAAATTTGGGTATAATTCTTCAGAAGCTTTAAAAAGTTCTTGCAAGCCATCACGTGTGTTTGTATTAAGTGCTTCAGTTAACATTGTAACTATTTGATCGCTTGATAACTGGGCATACTTTTTATCAGATAAATAATGCAAGGTATTAAAAAGTTTATCCCGGATATTTTTAGATAGACTAGAAATGTCGACCCCGTAGCGTTCTTTAAATGTTGCTACACGTTTATTTTCTACCTCAATACTTCCCCTTGCTGTTGATGCTTTTGCTTCAAGATAGTGCAAAAGCTTGTTTTCAAGCGCTCTCAATTCACGAATTGAAAAGTCTTTATAAACCGCCTTGCCTGTTGACACATAAGAAGCATTATAGGCAACATGCTTATTAAAGTAGTCAACAGCATCCTGATATCTGAAAAGGGCTGTTCTATCCTCTGTGATTCTACCTTTTGATATTGCTGTTGTTAGTGTTTTGGCTCGCTTGTTTGCAACGTTGGCAAGTTTGCCGACACGTGCGATATATTCTGACTTGCTAGAAGTTGTTTCGATAGAATCATAATGCCAACGTGTGAAATACTTTGCTTGAATTTCTGTCTGTTTCATAACTTGATACCTCTTTTCTTTAATTCTTCTTTTACAATTTCATATTTATAGTTGTGTGGTGTAATTTCTCTGAAAATGTCGCCAATTTCCTTTTCAGTGTAGCCGTGCTGTTTCAAAACTAAAACAACGTATTGAACTGCTTCCCTACCTTCTTTATAACTACACTTAAAACCATTATGCGCGTCATTACTCCATTTTGCAGTCTTAACATCTTCAACAGCTTGCAACAAAAGTGCGTGTTCCAACATTTCATAAGGTGTAAGCTTGCTGTTTATTAATCCGTCTTTAGGTCTTTTCATTTCTTTATATCTCCTTTAGTTTTTCTTTTATTGTATCATGGAGTTGTTAACAAATAAAGGATAAATTATGAACAAAGTGTTAATAAATTATTGTTATAGTTGGTATAGAACAAATGTATCAACTCAAACAGATGTATCAATAGCCGAGCTGACAAGCGAGCCAATCG